TCTGGCCCCTGTTGCCATTTATCTTGAAACGTGAGCAAAGATGTTGATTGTTGACCTCACCTAAGTAGTAGTAAGTTTTCCGCTCCTTGTATCCTTCATCCCAAACCAATACTTCTTCCCCGAACGCAGGAGTCCATTTTGGTTCTTGTTTTTCATCGACTAGTGGACCGGTAACGTAAGTTACGCCGGATGCAGTAAGTAAGTCCGCGATTGACTTTGCTAATCCGTGAGGCATCGACTCGTTTTTGAATAGCTCTTTAATTCTTTCCGCTGTTATTGTCTCTTTCTTCGCCAGGTGCGCCGCAATCTCTTCGGGATTCGCTTTGCGGAAGTTTTCAATACTGGTCCATCCCGCATATTCATATCCGTCCTTTACCCATTCGTCATAGACAGATATTGTTTTATTGTCCGTGCCTAGTTCTTTGACTTTGTATAGGCTTCCTTTGATGCATTGACCTGTTCCACTTAGGTCTTTTAATGCCACAACCCAATCGCCGATTCTTATTTCCTCTTTCATTTTCGTTTCGTTAAAGAGTTTCAAAGTATACCTGATAGCCAAAAGATTCCAAGTGATCTATTAATAGGGCTCGTTTTACGTCAAAAGGAATACCAAGCGAAGCATAGCTTTTTATGCCTGTTGGCAATAAAACTTCCTGAGTTTCTATCAATATTAATGCTATATTCATCTCCATTTTTGTTTACTGTTTTTTCCAATCGGCGTTTCTAATGTCTTTTCCGTTGACCACCCGTACTGTAATCTGTGGTAGATCAAATACTGAGGCAAGTTAAATTTCTTAGCCCATTGCGTCGCAGTTAGTGTAATTCCATTATGGGTTAATCTAACATTCCTGGTTGTGTTATTGTGTTGCTCAGAACGTGTAGCCCATCTGCAATTTTCTGGGGAGTAGTTGCCATTTACGTCTATTCTATCCAGGCTATGTTCCGGAGATGGAAGTTTACCCATGTCTTCAAAGAAATTTGAAAATTTCTCCCACCTTTCACAGTATTTAATCCCCCTGCCCCCGTAGTTGTGATATGCTTTATGTTTGGAGTTATTGCATCGTTTTTTCATGCCTGCCCATCTTGAATACTCAGGGTTATTTCTAACAATCGCATCAGGATCTTTCTTTTTCCTTTTGCGCTTTTTGGGTGTATCTTTATTTATTTCCATTTTCGTTGTATTTAATAATGGCTTCATCTAAACTTTTAACTTTTGTTACCCATGTCCGGTATTTATCTAGTGCTTCTTGGCTAGGCGTAAAAGTGATTTTTTTTCTTTCTGAGTTCTTGGCAACTCTTCCGCCAGTCTTCCTTCCTTTCATAAATATTTGTTTTTAAGTGATAAGCAAAGTTAATACTAAATACTCTATCTACAAGTAAGTAGAACAATTATTTTCAAATTATTTTTTTTATCGCTTTATTTACTTCATTCAAACCGAAAAACGACATTATACTACAATGAGAAATTTCCTATCAATCATTTTTCTTGCGCTTACCGTATGTCTGTCATGCGCAAACGAGGTTCATGCGCAGTCGCAAAGCTCGTCTGTTACGCTTTATAGTGATGTGCCTAACAAAACAGTTGCACAACGTCAGGCTGACACATTGGCTAATGCAGCCACTAAGAGCCAATCTCGGTCAATCCCTGGATACTTTGATAACGTGGCTATTCAGGTTGAATTAAACCGTATCAGTGGAACAGCAGCCGGTAAGGTTTATCTACGCGGATCGCTGAACGGGACCAGTTATGAAAAGTTTGACTCGCTTACTGTCGCTAACGTAGCGCAACAAACAAAGATATTTAACGTGGCTCCCAGTAAGTACACGTTCTACCAGATTCAGTTCGTCGGCACGGGCACTCAGAGCGTTGCATTTAAGTCGCTCGCAGTTCCTCGCAAACGATAAGATTACATTTTCGTATTCGTTTTAAATTAAAAAGCCTGTTCAGATTTGTTCAGGCTTTTTTGTTTTATCGGGACAAAGTATATATTTGTGTAAACGAAAACGGATAGGAAAAATGAACTCAATAAAAAGAATGGAGAATTTGCACGTTAAAATAGTTAATGCGGCAAAAGAACTGCACGAACTGCAAAAGAAAAGGAACGAAAATCTTCCTAAGTTTCAATCGGGAGGTGTTGTGTCAAAGGTTAAAAAGCCAAACTATTTCCTGTATGAGGAAGAAGAGGCTGTTGACTCAAAACAACACAGGGTTTTTGCTATTAACACGTTTAATTCAATATTTAAGGATTGACCGTTGAGTGAACTCCAACATATAACAGCAGAGCCGAAAAGGGACGCAACAATGATTCATTGGTTGCCTGTTAGTAAACTGTTGAATAATGACGGACAGATTGAAGGATTGCCGAAAAATCCGCGATTAATTAAGGATCATAAGTTTGATAAGCTCGTAATGAGCATTGAGGAAGATCCTGAGTTGCTTATATTGCGCGAGTTGCTTGTTGTTCCCTTTGGCGATAAATATGTTATCATTGCAGGGAATATGCGGTTCAGGGCGGCGAAAGCGTTAGGTTATACCAAGTTGCCTTGCAAGGTTATCCCAGAGCATGTTAGCGTTGATAAGTTACGTGCATTTTCTGTCAAGGATAATTTGCCGTATGGAGAGGATGATTGGGACTTGCTTTTTTCTGAGTGGAACGTTGATGAATTGACGCAATGGGGAATGAATATTCCTTTTGCAACAGAAGAACCTGAAAAGCCCGAACAAATAGAAAGCACCAAGATTACGTTAGAGTACAACTATGACGATTTCTTGCTTGTTAAAGAGGCGTTATCAAAGATAAATAGCTCACCGGAACAAGCCGTCTGGCAACTATTGTTTAAGAAGTAAATTAGGTCGAATCAAACGACCGTAAAAAATATTAGGCCGGTATTGCCGTAAATGCCAAAAAAATGAGTAACTAATGAGGAATGAAGCCGGGTTAATCAAAGTGCAGCCTGGGGAAGTCAAAAACCCAAAAGGTCGAGGTAAAGGATCAAAGAACCGGGGCACAATCATAAGCAAATGGCTAGAAGCTAACAGCAAAGGCACAAATCCAATCTCAAAGGAAGAAGAACGTCTTTCGCAAGAGGATTGGATTATTCTTGCTATGATAGGACAAGCCAGAAAAGGTAATGTCAAAGCCGCTGAGTTTCTTTTTGATGGCAAATACGGGCCTTTATTGAGAATGGCAGGTGCAAACAACGGTGATGACTCAGAAAACCCGGATTCAAACATTATTACCATTGAAGTTGTTGACCCTCATTTTGAGAACGTAACTAATCTTTCAGTCGGTGCAAGTAAGTAGGAGACAATACGACGCACTGCAAATAATGTCTGACCCTTCGGTTAAGGCAACACTCTACGGAGGTGCGATAAGAGGCGCAAAAACCTCCCTACTTGCATTAAAAGACTTTCTCAAAGCAGTAACATTCCCTAATTCCAGATGGAGTATTATGCGAGCAGATACGCCTCGTATTACTACTAACCTACTTCCTGCTGTCAGCAACTTCTATTCAAAGCCTGAGTTAAAAAAGCACATCAAGAGTTTTAACCAGAACACGCTTGAATTCAAGTTTAAGAATGATTCGATTATAAAGCTATTCCCTGAGTCATACAGCCAGGACAAAAACTTATCCCGGTTCTTAGGGCTTGAGATGAATGGTTTCTCATTTGACGAACTTTCAGAATTCCAAAAGATCACTTACGAACACGCTTTTATCCGTGCTGGCTCATGGCTTAACGCTGAACCGGATCAATACGGAAATTATCCAAAGGCTTCCGTTGACGGATCTTGTAACCCAACTAAGAACTGGGTTAAAGAAGAATGGTATGACCCGTGGATTGAAAATAGATTGCCCTCGCATTGGCGTTACATATCGGCAAAGATCACAGATAACCCGTGGGTAAGTCAGGAGTATCTTGATTCGCTGCGCCAAAACATGACGCCTATAAACTATAATAGGTTCGTTGGCGGTGATTGGAACTATCAAGAAGCGGTTGGTAACGAATGGTTATACAAATTCGATTACAGTGCACATGTTAAGCCAAAAATAAGATATAATCCAGACGTTCAAACATTCCTAACCTATGACTTTAACGTTGTGCCCTACATGACGTTGCTTGCGTTTCAGGTAACGATTGAACAAGGCGCAACATACGTGAGGTTCTACAAGGAATACTGCCTAGAAAACCCGTTAAACAACGCGCGGGAAGTTACGCGTGCATGGATAAGGGAATACGGAAACAGAGATCCACAAAGCAAGCCAGCCGTAAGTTATTGCGGTGATGCAGCAGGAGAAAACAGGATTCCAGGCTTTGGAGAAGTGAAGGCATTTAACTTAGTTCGTCAGGAATTAGAGCCTTTTTTGCACAACGGATCAGAGCGCGTTTTCAGGCGTAAGTTTAGAAACGAGTTTGCAAGGTCAATGCTGAATGACATTTTATCGCAACATGTACCAATTATCGTTGAAATTGACGAACTTAACTGCCCGAAACTGATTAGAGACTTACAGGAAAGCAGGGAAGATGTTGATGGCGGTTTGTTAAAGGAGAAAGTAAAGCACCCGATTACAGGGCAGATGTACGAAAAGAACGGACACTGCACGGACGCTTTTAAGTATGGGTTACTTTCGGTTTTTGAGCAGTTGTACCTTGATAAATACCATAACAGACAATATTAATGGAGTTTGTACTACTTTGGTCTATTCTTGTTTTTGTTATATTGTTTGCGGAGTTATTCGCGGAGATGGTTTTTATTACTATTAAAATAATCCTATACGGGTCATTAAAGGTTGGCGAGTTTGTGTTTTATCTAAGTGGTGTTTTGTCGATATGGATGAATCAAGTGTTTAACAAGGTTGGATAAGTATCATAATAGGCAGTATTAACAATTAAACGAATATGAAATATGAAAGTTTATGTAACGAGGTACGCTTTAAGTGACGGCATTCAAGAATCGGAAGGTTATGCGATGCCACAGGGATATTTTAACCCTAATAATTATTCTGGTATTTATAGTAAGGGGGAGTGGTTTGAATCGAAAGATGAAGCCATTAAAAATGCAGAAGAAAGACGTATTAAGAAATTGCAAAGTCTTGACAAGCAGATGAAGAAAATAGCTGCTATAAAATTTGAATAATGATCTCAGTTGAGCAAGGTTTACAGATTATGCGTCCGCGCATTGAGGCGCAGGATAGACACGCGCACTACGAAAGAACAGTAGACAGGCGTAAGCTATACCACGCAATGATGACAGGCGATGGTCTGGCAGAATATCTTTTGCGCTTTGAAAGCCGGGAGAACAATGAACAGTTTGACTTGCGTAAGAAGATAACAAACCAGTGCGTAACACCTCCGATTAATGAGGCCGCAAGCAAGTTCTATAAGACTTCCCGTTATCCCAACATCAAGAAAGACCTGTATTACAGCAAAGGTGCAGTAACCCGCGTTGACAGGCTTAAAGAAGCACTCGCAAGGTTTACTTACGAAGGCGATATTCAATCTTACATTGCCTCTGAATACGACCGGAGAAGCCTTATTGACCCAAATGCGTTCCTGATCATGGATTTCAGGGACTTTGATGCTTTTCAAAACCAGATTCCAGATACTTACGGCGTGTTTGTTGCCTGCGATGATGTTGTGGACTTTGAATACTTGCCCAATGACGATCTGAATTACCTTATCATTACCCGCGCGTATTCATTTTACGATAAAGACGGTAAGCAGGTTGACTTGGTCGATTATTACGGGTATTTGGGTAATGACATTCTGATTTTTGAGGAATACCACGAAGAGAGACAGCACCCTGCACAGGCTGAGATGGACAAACTCGGCACGAATGGATATATGGTCTATTCTGTCAATCCAAAGGCCGGCCAGGTTCAGGCATTTAGGCTTGGTTATATCAAAGACCCAATAACGCATTATAAGACCGTTGTTTCGCCTCTTGATAACGCTGAAACAGTTGTGCGTGACCTGAATAACGACAAGTCAGAATACGACCAGACAAAGCGTTTTCACGTATTTCCTCAAAAACTGCAATACGTTGATGATTGTCCAGGGGAGTCTTCCGTCGATGGAATGGTGCAAGGTTGCCGTAACGGGCTAAATGGCATCACAGGATCAACGTGTAAGGCTTGCGGCGGAACAGGATTAAAGCCAATCCATTTCGGGTCCTCAGACGTGCTTTTATACAAGATGCCAAAGTATAAGGACGAAACGCAGTCAACAATCAAGTTGTCTGATATGATCCATTATGCAAAGCCTGATATTGAGATAATTCAACACTTATCCAATGAGATTGAGAAAGAGAAACTAAGCATTATCCGGGCCATATTCACAACACAGAGCGCGGTTAAACCTGACGGCGAGGTTAAGATTGAAAGCACGGCAACAGAGTTCTTGATTAAGAATGACGATTTGAATAACATACTTCTTCCGTTCTGCCAGCACAAGGTTAAGTTTTATAAATTTGTGATCAGGCAGATTGCTTTGTTTAACGACATTGCCGAGGACCTGGTTATTGTGTTTGAGTATCCTGAGTCACTGCGCATGGAATCCGTTGAAGAGTTGCAGGCTAAGTTTGCATTGCTTGTCTCTTCCGGCGTTACTCCTTCACTGCTTAACAAGGCAGAAGACGCGATTGCTGTTAAGATGTACATTGACGATACAGATTCACTCAATAGGTACGAGATTTGGAACACTCACCGGCCTTTCCGTAACTGGAAAGAGTCTGACGTTCAGTTTGCAATTGGAAACGGATCAGTACCAAAACACGTTGAAATACTTTGGGCTAATTTTGAATATATTCAAGGTATATTTGAGGAAGATCCGACTTTCTTTAATAAGAAGTTTCCAGAAAGGGCGAAAATGATACGTGTTGAGGCTGAGAAACTTGTTAGTGAGTTAGAACCAGAACCTACGGTTGCGGCTATTGGCGGATTAAAGCAGAGTAGTAATCTAAACGAATAACTGATATGAATTGGGATCAAGCGAAACAGGCGGTAGCTAAACAAAACGGATTTGATAATTGGTTTTTTCTTTCTAGGAAATGTGACGATGCTAGATTAGATAATTTTAGCAAACAGGCCGCAGAGCTAATGACAAACGATGCAATAAAAGAGGACAGGGCTGGTGTCATGTTCATGGTCATGGAGCATGTGTCTAATTCTGTTTTGGATGATATAAATAACTTTCCACTTCCTTTCTCTGTAAAGTCATGATATACCCAACTGTTAAAGTAGAATTTAAAGAATACTCTGATTTTGTTTGTTCCTTAGAATACTATAATAATGCTGGAAAATTCAGCGGTATTTGCAAAGAACTAAATGTGCCATTTAAGGTTGTTAAAAAAGTTCATCACATTCTTTTAGATGCTCAACATTACCCTTTACAAGAGTGGTGCGGATAAAAAACAAAAATGCCAAGACTAAAAGATATAAATGAACGTCGAAGAAATCAACAAACGGATAAAAGCCATTGAGGACTTGCAAAAGAACTTCAACGTTCGCGTTAAGGTTGCGGAATCCAATTTGTACACCCGTTTGCTTAGTGACTTTGAATCTTTGCGTAAGAAACTGTTCCCGACCTTTAAAAAGTTGTGGAATAGCTTTATTGAGGCTGATTATATCCCGTTGATAGAGTCCTTTGTTGTGGATATGGATAAGATTGTAGACCTTAATCAGGTTTACTTTGGTTCTGATGTTCCCAAAACTGCTTTGTTCGATAGGTTGGGCATTTCTGCCGAGGGTATCATTGCAAAAGACGGATATGTTTCTACAATCATTCAGGACCAGACAGCAAAGCGTGAGGTTCAATTGTTTTTAAACCGGACAAAGGCGTTAAAGACTGATCAGAAAGTTAAAGAGGATTTGTCTAAGTTGATCAAAGGCGAAAAACCCATTACCAGTAATTCCGGTAATGCTGATAAACAGGTAGTTACGTCAAAGCCAGGCGTTATTCAGAAGTTCACAGACCAGAACGTTAATGATTCTTACAACGAGGCCGACAGGATCATTCAACAGGATTACGCCGATAAGAACGGCATGACAGCAATGATGTACACGGGTGGTGTTATTGGCGGTTCTCGTCCGTTCTGCATTGAACGGAACAGGAAGGTGTTTTTAATGTCAGAAATTGCACTATTTGGTACTTCGGAGGATAAGTTTGGAGGCTACACGAATAAGGCAGAAGGGTTGTTTGCAGGTAAGCCAAAAACCGGTTATGATCCTTTTACTCAACTTGGCGGACACAATTGCAGGCATCACCTTTCTGCACTGGCAGACGAATACGCAATACGCGTTGATAAGAAATTGATTATTGAGAACGATAAACTGAAACGGATATGATACTATTTGGCGAGACGACATGGAAAACCACAATGCAAGACGGTTGTATTGTAACCAATTGGGAAATGTCATTTAAAGAGGTTCTTGATAGGGACAAATGGAGAAAGGCATTAGTTGAAGCTAAAAAGAATGGCGTTAACTTGGGATTACTACCAAAGACGGCACACGAACTAGGAATGGATTTTGCGTCGAAAGTAAAAGCATTGTTGCCAAACTAATAACGGATATGGAAACAGCGCAAGAAGTTTATAACCGAGTTTATAAAGAACTTACCCGGCATACAAGATCGTTTGAGTCAATAGCTATCGAAGCGATGAAGGAATATGCTGTTATAGTTGCCAAAAAAGCATTGCAGGATGCATACAAAAATGCTAAGTGCGAAATGAACACTCTTGAAGAAATACCGTATGTAGAGGAAGATTCAATTATTGAAGTTGAAATATTGACACCATAACGCAAAAAACGCCAGACCATAAGCCCGACGTTTTGTAACTATTCCCTCCATTACTTGTCCTTTTCCGAACGGTTAAATTTATGTAATTTTGTTTTGTATTCAAAAATAATTTTATTTACACAACATGAAAAAGAAAGCGAACATTAACGAGCTTGTTTGGGCTAAAAAGGACGGTTACGCAAAACGTCAGTTTACCTTGCAACAATTGGAAGCAATGGGTACGGATACGCCTAACGGTGATTCTTATGACGGGTGGAAGGTTGTTGCTGAGGCGAAAGAGCCGAAAGAGGTTAAGGAATCGAAAAACGGTCCAGTTGGTATCGTAGGCGACAAAGGTGTTGCGGGTCCGGCAGGAAGTGATGTAACTAAAACCGACGAGAAATAATGACACCAGGCGTTTTTGAGCCAAGAAAGAAAGGCTCCAAGCAAGTAGTAACAATCCCGGTTGCATCCGGTAAGATTCCTCACCAAGTAGGCAGGGGCACTGAAAAGCCAAAAGACTACATTAAACCGTTGATCAGAAATGGCAAAAACTAAGATGGTCCAGATTGAGCACGTGGATTCACTGCACAAAGAGGATATTACAGAGGCGGAGTACAATAACTTGCAGCCTCGTATTCAAGTGAAGTACAAAGTATTGAAACGTTACGAGTCGGCGGAAACACCAGCAGAAGTGACGAAAGAAAAATAGGGAACCCGACCGTACAGGGAAACTTTGGCCGATACCAGGCTCGAAAAGGGTAGCTCACAGTAAATTATTAATCAACCTTTGGCAGAAGTGCCGTAAACTCTTTGGGAGAATCCCGCAAATTCTATGGAACTAAGTGAACAGGCCGCCGCGATACTCGCCGCAATTCTAAATGTTCCCGTATCGAAAGTAAAGGAATACGCAGAGGCAGAGGACGCAGAGCAACAGATAAAGGATCTGAACGCAGCCAATTTAAAGAAGAAGTTTGACGAAGGCCATAAAAAAGCCAGCAAGCTAACTTCAAAAAGCCTGATCGAAGCGATTAAAGCAGAGTTTGACATTGATTTGTCAGGCGAAACACCGCAAGAACTGGCAGTATCTTTAAAGGAATCGCTATCAGACCGCGACGCAGACGATATTTCAGAGGAAATAATCAAAGCGTCGTCAGCCTACAAATCTTTACTTGCTGAGAAAACCCGCACAGAGCAGGAAGTCAACAAGCAGGTGGAGAAAAAGGTAAAGGAGCAGGTGAAGGAGAAAGAAGCTGAATTTAACAAGATCATTAAGCAGACAAAGAAATCCAGTTTATTGACTGAGGTTGAAAGGGAAGCTGAGAAATGGCTTGAAAAAGAAGGCGCAATCTTATCCGCTGACCCGGAAAGAAGAATGAAACAGATCAAGGAGTTTGCGAGAAAGGTAGACGCTTACGATCTGGACAAAGATGAAGACGGTAACTTTTTGATTAGTAAAGCCGACGGTACGCCAGCTACTAACAAGGACGAGCACAACGCATCACTTTCTGATATTTTCCGGGAAAACGATTACCTGTTTAACTTTAAAACTGTTGAGGAAAGAAAAAGCAGTGGATTGAACCCAAATGGAGGCGGTAATTCGTCAAACAGAAAGTTTGAACACTGGAAAGGCGAAGTTCCAAAGACACAAGCAGAATTCGATGCAATGCGCTTAAAGTACGTCATGAAAGACAAAGACGCACCAACGCGAGAAGCATTCAAAGAGATGGAGGCGGCTTATGCCGAGCAACAAAAAAACTAAATGGCACTAGGAGATTTTACGCCGTCGGCGTTACCAAAGTTACTGCTTGCACTGGATGACACGATGAACGACTCGCGTGTTCAACAAAGACAGCGTTTAATGCCGCCAACTGACATCATTGAGCAGGTAAAGAACATTGAAACTGCTAACTGGAATTCGGTTCGCCCGGCTGATCGCTATTGCGAAGAATTTGATGTTGCATGGCTTGAAGAAAGCGATACAGAGGCGACTTCTGCCACTGGACAGACAATGATTCACCGTCCCGTTTGTACGTTTGAAGCAGAAGAACTTCAATCCAACAAAAAGACTTACAAACTGGACAATGTTATCTCTATCCCGGTCCGCATTAAGGATGAAGATTGTGGTAATATGTTTGATGCTGATTCAAAGGTATCCCTTGCACTGTTGCAAGCACAGAAAAAGATCCTTGAACGATGGGGCAAAGCATTGCCTCCATTGATCGACGCGGAAGCAGGTGCAAACTTGTTGAATGGCGCAGGCTTTGACGGGCAGGACTGGAACATCGGATCAGCAGTAGGTGCAACAACTGAAATTGATCCAGCGGATTTGACATTGGAAAAAGCAGTGTACTACCTGCAAATGATGTTCCAATTGAACAAGCTGCAAAACCCATACATCATCGATGGTGGAATGTTCAGTTTCAGTGCATGGTTGGCGGGTATCCAGAACGGAACAGGTAACGCAGACACAGGACAGTGGAACGCTTGGAGATACATTGCAGACCGTTACCGCATGGACATTGTGAACATGTTCGCAGCGGGTTATATGAATAAGGCGTTTGTTGTGGATCAAGGTCAGCTTGCAATGCCTACCGTTTCTTACTTCCCTCGTTTGGGTAGCGGAGAGAATGAGGTTGTTGCAAACAAATACATCTACTCAATCCCAATGACAGGATTCCAGCTTAACGGGCAGCCGGTTTACTTGGACGTTACTTACTTGAAAAAGGAAGAAGCTATTCCAGGTGGATCAGGACGCTGCTTAGTTGTGCATGACTTCCTGCTTGAATTGAAATGGGATTTGTGGAAAGCACCGAAGTACACGACTGACACCGTAACAGGTATCATCACATTGAGCAAAGGCGCGGCAGCGTAAAAATAGCTTATGGCTTCAAATTGTTACAACCTTTGGAGGGTTTACGAGAATTCAAAAGGCCAAAAGAAATGGATCAATGAAGGGCGCACTCCTGATGGGGAGTGCCCTGATTGTCCCCAATCTAATTATCCGGCGGCGGGTACATGGAACGGCGTGAGTGCATATTGTCAGGACGGCGCTATTCATAAGTGGGTAGCAGACGGCAACGGCGGAAAGATGCCAGGACCTGTTTTGATAGCCGCTACGGATCAAAGGGCAATAGATGCTTGTATAGGCAGTGTTTATGTAGGCAAAGGAAATATAAGCAACTACTTCTGATGTCGATATCACTAACAGAATTTCTACTAAGTAACAAGGTCATCTCTATGGATGGCCTTTTTGCGAATGAGACAGCAATAAAGTTATATCTTGATATGACCGAGAATGCTGTCTTTAATGTTTCTGCCGTATCCGATCAGCGGGGCGAGATTGACGCGACGGTTGACACGCAATACAACAACGTGTTACATCAAGGCCGGATAAGCGAAACAGCCTGGCAGCATTCATTTTCAGCCAAAGCAAACGAGATTCTTGCAGAA